GCGGCAGTACATTGACTTTCTTATTGAGGCTGAAAACGGTCAGCTAACTGAGTGAACTCAACAACCTGGCGCTGGGCATCTTCCAGCCCTTTGCACACCATTGTGTGATAACCGATATTCTTAAGGTAATCCAGCCAGTCTCGCTGCTCTGGTGAGACTGTACCGCCCTTCTCTCGCTTCATCTCAATCCACAGCGCCATCTCTGGTACGAATAGATCGGGCACGCCCTTTGACACGCCCTCGGCCTTTAGACGACCGGCCTGCGCTTTGCCTCTATAACCACCATTCGGTATGGCGAAGATACGCACGCCCTTGTATGTCTGTCTGAACCATTTAACGAACTCTCGTTGAATCTCATGCTCGGTCAAAAAGGGATCTCCATAACCCACGAATCACATATATCTCGCGTGGCGGCAAAGTCCTCCGGGGGCCGCTCATCGGCCACCAGGCACNTACCGTCATCGCTGTAATTATCGCAGGTATGGCAACATCTAGGGATNCGACGTTCACGCCAATCCCTAACAAANTCAGGCTCTGGNGGTCGCATAGAGTCGCTGCGTAACATTGTAGAACCTCCCTTGTTCGGTGTATTTGATCTTGGTGGGTGTTTGGGCGTCATTCATTTGCCGACAAATATCGTCTATGGTATCAACGTCTGGCACCTTTAGCCCGCTGCTTTTCATGAGGGTCAGCACCGTCGCCCTTGCCTTGTTTCCCGGGTATCCCTCGTGGGTAATTGGAAGGTATTCCCTCACCGGCAGGCGAGATAAATCGCCGTAGTAAGAGACCTTTATCATCTCTTTGCCAGACTTGCGTGATACGTGTTTTTCCCAGCGCCATGCTTTGACCTCCAGCTCTTTTTGCTCCTCACCCATAATGTCGTCTTGATATAACTTGGGCGGTTCTTTCTTTGGCTCTGGAAACGGATGGCCGCAGCTCGGGCAGTTTTTGGCCGATGGATGCACCAGCTCATGGCACTCGTCGCAGACCTTGACAGGTGCCTCGCCTTTTTCTCGATCGTCCTTGGCTGATGGTGGTCGCACCTTAGTGACGGGACCGTGCTGGGACACCACGCCAGCAAAATCAAGCACCATGCAGTGGTCGGTGTGGCTCTTTAAGCGCATACCACGACCGGCCATCTGGACATAGAGACCAGGCGACATGGTGGGTCGCAGCATGGCAATCAGGTCAATGTCAGGGTAATCAAACCCGGTGGTCAGTACATTGGCGTTGGTGAGTGCCTTTATCTGCCCGCGTTTGTAGGCACCAAGGATAGCCTCACGCTCGGCCTTTGGTGTATCGCCGGTAACGCATTCGGCCACCACGCCCTGCTCTCGCAGCTCGTCACGGATGTGCTTGGCATGGTCCACACCGGCGCAGAAGAATAGCCACGCCTTGCGATCGCCAGCTAGGCGTATCATCTCGGACACCACCGCCTCATTGGTGTCGTACTTGTCGATGGCTTTGGCCAAATCAGACTCAACGTACTCACCACCGCGTTTGGTAACGCCGGTCACATCAAACTGCTCTTGGGTCAGCTTGGACCGCAGTGGCGCTAGAAAGCCGCCCTCCACCAATTGCTCAATGTTTACCGGCTCGATCAGGTCATCGAACAGTGCATCGCCATCGGTAATGTAGCCATGCCCGAGGCGAAAGGGCGTGGCCGTCAGCCCTATGACGCGCAGGTGTGGGTTGATTTCCTTCAGGCCATCAATGAGATGGCGGTAGCCGCCCTCGGCTTTATGGCTTATCAAATGACACTCGTCGACGATAACGATGTCGGTGTAGCCTATCTCTTTCGCCCGATTACGCACCGACTGAATACCGGCAAAGGTAATGACATCAATGTCGCGGCGTCGGAGGCCAGCGGAGTAGATGCCCAGTGGCGCGTTTGGCCAGACGGCTCTCAGCTTCTCGGCGTTCTGTTCGATCAGCTCTTTAACATGGGTTAGCATTAACACCCGCGTCTCGGGCCATTCGGTGATGGCCTGTTTGCACAGATGGGCAATGACATGGCTCTTGCCTGCACCGGTCGGCAGCACCACACAGGGATTGCCGTCGTTCTTTCCCATCCAGTCGTACAGCATGTCAATGGTTTTTTGCTGGTAGGGGCGCAAACTCATCCTTTGATTTCTCCTTCAAAATCCTCTCGTATCTTCAGCACCTGCTCGTCGGTACAGGCCGAGGCGTTAGCCACCAGCTCGCGTGACAGAATGTTGTCTTGGCCATTTAGCACCACCTTGCCATCGACCTCATACGCCGCCACCGTGTCGGTGCTTTGGTCGGGCAGCAACCTCCAAGGCACCATATCGGGATGCAACACATGGGCGTCGCAGCCGGTTCTCTGGGCTTCCACAGGGATGGTGTCCTTCCATACCTCACAGTGCCATGTGCCGTCTTCTCGTGGCGTTGAGTGGGCGCAGGTGCGGCAGTTGACCTCTTTAGTCAGTTTGGACTTATGGCAGAAGTCGTGCGCCGGGCAGAACTTGCACTGATACCACGACGGGTCGGTGGATATGGGTGGCGGCATTTCATTTTGTAACGATAGTCGCGTTACCTTCTGTAACAGCTTCTTGGCGTACTCCTCATCGAAATGCACGCGCTCGGTGTAATAGGTATCATCGTCCTTGCAGATCGAGACGTACAGGGCACGCTCTAACCCAAGGCCAAGCATATACAACTGCATCTGGCCGTAATGTTGCGGCTTGGATTTCTGGACGCCTTGCTTCACCAGGTCTTTGAATGACTTAAGACTGTGTGTTTTCATCTCAACCAGATGGGGTCGTTTGGTAACACCAGTGGCAATGCCATCAATGGACCCCGAGACATGACCGCCCCAGGACACTCTCTTTTGGTCGTCGGTGACGTAGATACCCGCCAAGCGAAGATCCTCGGCGATGGTAACTTCTTCATTCTGGCCGCGACGGAATAGGCGCAGCACACGACCCGGGAACCGCTCAATCGAAGCCCACCGGAAGGACAGCCATATCCACCGCTCACAGTGATGCCCTGCGATCGAACAGCCAAGATGCGGGCGTGGCGGTTCCTGGCGCTGCTCGTGGGCGGCGTCTATGCGGGCGGTGATGGTGTGGAGGGGGGGTGGGATTTCAGGCATGTTCTTCTTCTTCAATTGGGATAAGGCTTAACTGACTCACAAGATCAGCTATGTCGTTTTTTGGTTGGTCGGTACCGCCGTGATTCTCGTGATAGCCGTATTTGATCTCGGCGGCTTTGCGTGCGGCTATGGCGTCGGCTTTGTTTGTAAAAGTGCCTAAATGCTCTCTCTTTCCGTTAGCCGCTATATAGGCATGCCATTTCTTGAGTGTCTTATGAAAACATACGCCGCAAACCCCTGACGTGTTGCTTTTTATTTTGCTGCGGTTTTTTTGGTTTTCTTGATTCGTAACCAACCTCAAATTACAAATGCGATTATCTGTACGATCATGATTTACATGGTCGCACTGCATCGGGTATGGGTCGTGCCCGTGGTAAAGCGCGTAGCAAACCCTGTGCAACTTAACTCGTTTGCCGCTGATCGTCACTCGAAGATATCCTTTGATATCTTTAGATGTAACAAAATCGCCTTTTTTTGCTTTATTGTTGTTTACTGCCACTTTCCTTGTAACAACCCCCGTCTCCGGGTCATAGTCAAACAACCGCCGCAATTCTTCAATTGGTGGTAATCGCTTCATAACAACCTCCAAAAAAGCCCCCATCACTGGGGGCAACGGACCTCACCGCTTCCAGGGTGGAACTGACGCGCTCTCCGATGACACCACATTGGTTGGTGCGGTGCCATCGATAGCCTTGTAGCCCTTGACCTCGTTCTGGTCGCCGTACTCCTCAGACTTGCGAACCGCAACCTTGACCGAGCATATACCACCAATCAGTTGGTCAGTGTTCTGCACGCTATTCAGGCCGGTGGCGATCATCAGTTCGCGAAGCTGCTGATGTGCAATCTCCTCGGCCTTGGGGTTGCTGTTGCGGATGTTGAGGTTGGTGAAGATCACACGACCCTCGTGCGACGGACCCATCACATCAAAGCGAACCTTGATGTACTGGCCGGTGCCTGACTTGGTGGCTTTTAGCTCCGCGTCGGTGATCTTTGCCGTATACCAGCCAGCCGGTATCGGTGTGTAGTCGTTCTGCCCCTGAGGGAGCGAGTCGACACTAAAGGTTGCGCCTAAATCGGCCATAACTTATTCCTCTGTGATTTGAAATGAAGGGCGACCGGGCGTTACCGTAATCGCTTCTGACAACACATCTGTGATGTGACTGGGCGCGTTCTTCCATGAACGCATATCAAGCTCGGGCTTCCAGCGGAACAGGGCACCGAGCTGTGCTTCAATCGCATTCTCGGCGGCTATCTCCTCCAGCATGGCGGCGTCGATCTTGCGGTTGTAACGCTGGGTGATCTTGACCTTGTAATCACCAACGTCAAACGTCTCCGAGCCTTCCTTGGTCGGTGGCTGTAACTGATCGAGGATAGTGTCCTCCAGCTTGCGCCGGTATTCCTGCGCTTCTTTCTCCGCAGATTTGGCGGCGATCCATTCGGCCATTAGGTCCATTACTCACCCCCAATCTTACGAATAACATCACCAAGATCTGGCGCTTCCCATGCATCGAGCCGACCAGAGCGATCCTTTGCAGCCCAGAGTCCATCCGAGTCACACATGAGTGCGCGCTGCGCGACACCCTCGGCATCTTTCTCAACTCGAAGCGCCAGCACCTCATCGAAGAAGTAAGGCAATTGCTGCCCCATTTTGTTGCCGGGCATGGATGGCGCGTAGAGAATACGACCCATCTCGTCTTGGGATTTATCGAGCTTTGCGCTCATGTAGACGTGCTTGCCAGGGATGTCGCGGAAGGCGCGGATCAGTTCGGCCATCTGCTCCTGCATCGCACCATAGGCTTGGCGGGGATCTTTGGCGATCTTCTTCTCGGTGTTGAGACACACCTCGGCGATCTCCGATATTGAATCGAGCGCCACCGACTCAAAGTCGCTCTCTAAGACAAAACTGTATGCCTCGTTGAGATCTTCCATGCTGCTTATCTCAACAAACGGCACATCAGCGTGAGAAATGGACAAAAGCCCGCCTTCAGCGGACAATACGATTGGTTTAGGTAATGTTGGGATAAGCGATGTTTT